ACAATATAAAAAGCTTAATGTCATGGCTGTCAAAGAAGGTGAACTTGAATTCTTTGACCCCTTGAATGAAGACATCAAAATCAATTTGATGGTTGATAAATGGGATGAAAGAGAAGCGACACCCACAATTGGATATTATGCTTTCTTTGAACTTGCCAACGGATTCCGCAAAGCAATTTATTGGTCAAAGGGTCAGATGGAAGCCCATGCAATGAAGTATTCTCCCGGCTATAAGAAGGACAAAGAAAAGGGTTGGAATTACACATTTTGGTCAAAAGATTTTGATGGCATGGCATACAAAACAATGCTTCGTCAGCTCATTTCCAAATGGGGCATTATGAGTATTGAAATGCAGAATGCCTTTGAAGGTGATATGGCGGTTATCAATGAGGATGGCACAAAAAGCTATGTTGAAACAGAAGACAATGTGATTGACGTTGAAGCAACCGAAATTCCCAATGAACCTGAAGAAGAAACAACTGATGCACAGGCTGCATTGTTTGGAAATTAAAGAAAGGTGGCAAGCATTATGACAACACTCGTAATTATTACACTTATCATTTGTGTCACTCTTGTTGCACTTTGTGCAATTGGAACTTTTGGCAAAGGGGGTAAAAAATAATGGCATCATTCAACAAAGTCATCTTGATTGGAAATATGACCGCAGACCCGGAGCGAAAAAACACGGCAAGTGGGATTTCCTTATGTTCTTTTTCAATAGCAATCAACCGTAGATTTGCCAAGGATGGAGAACAAAACGTTGACTTCATCAACATTGTCGCATGGAGAAACACCGCCGATTTCGTCACACGTTATTTCAAAAAAGGCATGCCAATTCTTGTTTGTGGTCAGCTTCAAACAAGAACATGGACTGATGACCAAGGAAACAAGCGCTATGCCACAGAAGTAATTGCGGATGAAGTTTCTTTCGTGAGTGCAAAAGAAAGCACCACAGAACAGAAAAATCAGCCTTCAAGCAATGGTTCTTACACCCCTGATGCTTACACTGGAAACACATCATCGAATTTTGAAGAAATCCCCGGCGATTCGGATTTGCCGTTTTAAGGGGGTGACATCATGCCAATTGAAATTGATGTCACGGAACTTGGCAAAGAAGAACGCAACGAATTTGCCAAGATGCTCTTCAAATGTGGCTATGCAATCCGCATGGTAAAGAAAAAAATCACACCCAATAAAATCAAATATTTAATAGTTTGTGAGAAAGGATGAAAAAATGATACATCAGTTAAAACAGGCATCCATTTATTTTGAGGATGTCATAGAAGGAAGAAAGACTTTTGAAGTTAGAAAGAATGACCGAAATTTCAAGGTCGGTGACTATTTGGCACTTAATGAGCTTACACCCCATGAATGCAATGGAAAGGGTGAACATTTTGAAACAGGCAGAAGTGCTTTGTTCCGTGTCACCTATGTCTTGGACAACCCTGACTATTGCAAAGAAGGCTTTGTTGTTCTTGGAATTCAGCCTTGCAATGTGTCAATAGCAAGTGGCAAAAGTGCCATGATTCTTGATGAAAATTCACCCGGTTGCAATGTGTTTGAATCACTTAAAAAGTTGGGAGATGCGTTGAATGGCAATAAACAGTAAACAAAAAGGGGCAAGATTTGAAAGATTGCTTACTTCAAAGTTTCGTGAATATGGCTATGATGATGCAAGACGTACTGCCCAATATTGTGGCAACACCGGGGATGCTTCTGATGTTGTTGGTCTTCCGGGCTTACATATTGAAGCAAAGCACCAAGAGCGCATGCAACTTTATGATTGGATGGCGCAGGCAAAGAGGGATGCGGAAGCGGGGGGCGAAAATCGCCTTCCCGTAGTATTCCACAAGAAAAACAATGCTTCCATCCTTGTGACTATGGAGCTTGAAGACTTCATGAATCTATATAGGGAATGGGAAGCTGGACATGCTTTGAAAGAGAGGGAACAACCATGAAAGAAAGATTTAACAGCACAAAGGCGCTTGTCAAAACCATCTTGGAGCAAGATGAAGAAGCCAGAAGCAGTGACAACTATTTGTATTTAAGAGTGTTAAAGACTACCACAAGCAGAAATGGTGGTTCAATAGATTTGGACAAAATCCCAATCACCTTGTTTTTGATGAACATGGATAAGCTTGGCGCACCACCCTTTGAATCTGTAAGAAGAGCAAGACAGAAAGTTCAGGCGGAATGCCCTTGGCTTGCAGCTTCGGATGAAGTTGAAATTTTCCGTGCTGAAAATGAAGAAGTTTATAGAAACTTTGCGAGGGGGTGACAATATGCTTTCATTTCTTGGTGGATTGTTAGGTTCACTTGTGGGCAGTTTTGCTTTATTCATTGTTTTTGTCTACATTTTTGCCGATGATGACGGGAGTGATGAAGAATGAAAAAGTCAACATATACACAAAAAGATGAATTTGGGCGCTATTTCCTTGATGGAAATGGTGGCAAGCTCACTTCAGATATTCTTGGAAGATTCTATGGTGAAGCCGTTGACCACCTTGCAGAATTGGAGCATTCCAAGGATGACGAAAGAGAAAGATTGATTGTGTTGATGCAAGATTGGGGAAATCAAAACATTGATAGTTTTCCTTTTGAGTCTGTCGCAGATTTTCTTCTTGCCAATGGTGTGCATGTACATGTGAAAGAGGGGGCAAATGGATGAATGAATTCACTTGTCCTTGCAAAGGGTGTGTTCCACCGAAGAGAACCCCAACTTGCCATGCAAAATGCCCTGATTATAAAGAATATACATTGAAATTGGAAAAAGGAAAACAATCAAGGAGTGCAATCCGGCAAGCTAATGCATACCTAACAAGCAAAAGAAAATATGAACGAAAATGGAATCATTGGAAAGGGTGATGCAATATGGCTGAAGTTAAGTGGATAAAACTGACCATAGACATGTTTGACAACCGAAAAATCAAGCATCTTCGCAAATTGCCTGATGGAAATAGCATTGTGTTGATTTGGGTGATGCTTCTTACCATGGCGGGGCGGTGCAATGCCAATGGAATGATATTCTTGACTGAAAATATTCCTTACACCCCTAAAATGCTTGCAGATGAATTGGATTTTGAGGAAAACACCGTGCAGCTTGCCTTGAAAGCTCTTGAAGAATTCAACATGATTGTCACAGATGGTGATTATTTGACAATTGCCGGATGGGAAGAATATCAAAGTGTTGAAAGGTTGAACGAGCTAAAAGAATATAACCGAATTAAGAAGAGGGAATCAAGAAAAAGACAAAGACTTCTTCAAGATGTCAATGACACGTCACTGACATGTCAAGAAAATGTCACTGACATGTCACTGACATGTCAACGGCGTCAAGACATAGATATAGAAAAAGATAAAGATAAAGAAATAGATAAAGAGATTATAAAAGAAATACATAAAGAAAAGCCCACCCCCCAACAAATTGTTGATTTGTTCAATTCAATCTGTGTTTCTTTCCCTTCTGTTCGTTCTTTATCTGAAGCAAGAAAAAAGGCAATCAATGCAAGGCTTAACACTTACACCATTGATGATTTCAAAACACTTTTTGAAATTGCCGAATCCTCTTCTTTCTTAAAGGGTGGTAATGAAAGAAATTGGATTGCAACATTTGATTGGCTTATCAAGGATGCTAACATGCCAAAGGTGCTTGAAGGCAATTATGCAAACAAAAGCAATAATGGTAAGCCTGACAAAGTTAGATATGGCAATTTTAATGTTAAAGAGAGCTTTGAAAGGGCTGTTATAAGAGGTTTTGAAGAAAAGCCACAACCCAAAACGGCAGCCAATGATGAAAACATTCGCAAAAAAGCCGAAGAGATTAAAAAACGTTTAGGATAAGGATTTCGGGGGTGATACCATTGAACAAGCCAAAAAAAGATAACTTTTTGAATACACGAACATGCCCTGTTTGTGGTAAGAAATTCATCCCCACACCTTACCATGTTTATAGGGACAGAAGAAGCACAAAGAAGGTGTGTTCTTGGTCATGTGTTTGTGAATCAGAGCGCTTGAAAGATAAAAGAAAAAATAAATCAAAGAAAGGGGATGTTTCATCATGAATGCCAAAGAATTCTTGCGGCAAATAACGAAGTTGGACAAGCTTATTGAAAATAAGTTGGCTGAAATCCAACAGTGGAAGGATATAGCCACCAATTGCACCACAAACATGTCCGGGGAAAGGGTTGAATCTTCACATAATCCAAGAAGTAAAGAAGATGCAATCTGCAAATATATGGACTTGGAAGCCGAAACCCAAAGGGATGTTGATAGGCTTATAAAAGCAAAAAAGGATGTCATAAGTGTTATCGAGCAATTGAGCGCCACCGAATATGACATCCTTCACAAAATCTATGTTCAAAACTTCACATTGCAAGACGTTGCATCATTATATCAAAGAAATTATGGATGGGCAACCACTATGCATGGAAGAGCTTTGAAGCATGTTCAAATTATATTAAATAGGAGAGAGGAAAACCAAAAATGAAAAAGTTTATTAAAGGAACACTTGAACTTGACAAAAATGTGACTGATTTGGTTGCATACGAAAAACCCAAAACAAAGCAGCTTGAAGCCCTTGTGAAATGGTGTGACCGTTTCAATGTTGCAATCCAATGTGGCACATCAGATGACAATACATATCTTTGTGAATATAGAATAGTTGCCCAAACAAAAGCTTTGTGCAACGGCTTATTCCGAGAATTAAAAGAGATTTTGCACGAATCTTTCCCTTATGTCAAAACACTTTGGCAGGCAAGCGGTAATTGTTGGTAAGAAAAAATGCTTGAAATATTATATAGAATCTATGAAGTTGCAGACGAAGAAACCGCCAAAAGAAACCTTGAAAATGGTTGTGGTCTTGTGGGGATTTTGTCTACAAGCCAATTGCGCAACATGGAATTAACCATGGATTGCAAGATATGTGAAAGCAGAGAACATTTCAAAGAAATCATAAAAAGTGAGTATGGCGAAAACACCGCCTTCAGATATAGCAAGAAGATGAAGCCCGGTGATTTGTATTGCATCATCATTGGTGAACATTGTTACAACACGGAAAACTATTTTAATCGAATTGAATATACCTGTGCTTGTTGTGGATGCAAAGTGGTAGGCTATATCAATAAATCCGAAAGGTTGGATAATCGGGAAATAAAAAACGAATTATGCAACCAATTAGATAAGTATGGTGATTTGCGATTTTGTTCTTATAAATGCAAGCAGCATTTTATAACAAAAGAACGTTCAAAATGTCTTGCGGATGGGTTGGTTGATGAAAGTTTTATCACAAGAGAAGATTTCAAACGTGATGATATTGCCGGATATATCTATAAAATAAGCAAAAAGTCAACGGGAGAATTTTATATAGGGCAAACAATTTATTTACCTATATTTCGTTGGGGGCAACACCTTAAAACAGACCGCTTTGATATGAAAGGCATTGTTGATTATCAATTTGAGGTAATAGAAATTGTGCCTATAACTGAAAACATTCTTGCAAGAGAAAAATATTACATTCAAAAATATTACAAAGAAAATCCCGAAAAATCTTTGAATATTGCATGCACTAAAGGACTTGAAGAACAAAATCAATTCAAAATTTGGGAAGACTAAAAATTTATTCTAAACGAAAAGGAAAAAGAAAAATATGAAAGGTAATGAAATAATTGCAAAAATACTGCAAAAAGAATATGGCATAAAAGACTTGACGGGGTTTGAAGAAATCAAATATGAAATACAACATTTCGCCAATGATATTTCAAGGGTGAAAATCACGTCAACATCCAAAAGTGATTTTTATTGCCCTGTGTATGCAATATTTGATGGCTATCACATGTCTTGGTATGGTGATTATGGTTCATTTGTCTTTGATTGCACTTGGAAGACCAATGTGATGAATTTGGCATACAATTCACCTTACTACCAACTTGAAAAGCTTGATAGTTGTAAAAGATATTCATTTGACAGTGAAACTTGTGAAAAAAAGTTTTTGAAACTCATAAAAGAGGGTGATTGGTATAACGATGATTTAACCGAAGAACAAAAGAAACGGTTTGAGGAATACATATCTTCTAACTTTGATTATATTTTTGATGATGATATCCTCTATGAACATGAAGAGATATGCCAAGCGGTAAAGCAACTTTTTCAGGCAACAGGTGATGAATATGAATGGGTTGCGGCAATAAGAAACAACATTTTTGAAGAAGAAGACTTTTACAATATCTTTGGGTGTGCGGATTACGAAATTTATGACATTGGAAATAAAGCGCCAAGAAGATTCTTTATAATTCTTTATATTCTATCCGTTGTTGCAAACATGGAAAGTGAGGACACGGAATGAGCAGATATATTGATGTAGACACATTGATAAATTCATTGGAAAAATGCCAATTTGACATCGAAGATAGCATTTATGGCAAAGGTTTCGGTAAAGCAACCGAAACAATGCTTGGTATATTAAGAGCATATCCTACAGTAAATGTGGTTGAAATCCCTGGTGGCGGTATTGGTAATCTATCAGACGGTTATCACAGCTTCAATGAATTGTATCATCATAGAGCAATTCTATTTTCGGTGATTTGCAATTCAATGCCTGACAAGGCTTGGAAATCAAAATTGCACGATACAGGAGATATGTTCGATGGAATGTTCATAGTTGGCATTGAAACACCTAAAGGTCAAGCTACATACCATTACGATATAGAGCCGTATTGGGATATATTCAAAGTAAAGGAACTTGAAAAAGCACCTAAATGGGATGGACATACACCTCAGGATGCGATTGACCGCATCTCAAAAATTCCCACTGCAGATGTGGTTGAGGTTAGGCACGGAGAATGGGTGCTTGAACACGAAACCTATGGCAAAATGAGATGTTCCCGTTGTAAGCATAATTGTCCGACAGAGAGAAAACCCGACCCATACGAAGGTTATCAAATGACTGATTTTTATATGGAAAGTCCATACTGCCCCAATTGCGGTGCAAAAATGGATGGAGAAAGGAGAGAGAAATGAACGCACTTATGATTATGATACTTTGGACTTGGGGGATTACTCCTCTTTGGGTGAATATCGTAGGAACAATAATTTGCGGTTTGCGGATATTATACAATTTTAGTGAAAACTAAAGTAAACAGATATGGAAGCAATACATAATGCAATAAATGATTGGAACGGAAGGAATAAAAAATGACAATATACATAGTTACGGATGGTGAATATTCTGACTATCATATTGAAGCGGTGTTCACCGATAAAAAACAAGCTGAAATATATGCAGCCCTTCATCATTGCAACGAAATTGAAGAATGGGATGCCGATGTTGTCAATATTGAGGGAAACGTTGAAGTTTGTGTGGTTCATAGATTTCACTTAAACAAATATAATTACATGAGATATGCAGACCACTATTATAATGACGGAAAAATCACAAAGGTGGTTAAAGAGCTTGACGGTGAATTTTCAATATATGTTTCTCTTGATGAATATAATTTTGAGAAGGCACGAAAAATAGCACAGGATATGTTTGCGGAATATATGGCAAGCAACCCAAAACGATATATTTTGTGACTTTTTCGTATGTTTTGTGACTAAATCGTATAACATGTGACTAAAATAGTTTGCTATAATTATAATGGGTGAAAACCCATTAACAAAAACATAAACCACCGGGCAGAAATGCTTCGGTGGTTTTTCTATGTATAAACTTTGAAGGGGGTGTTGCAGGATGGCATTGAATGACCGTGAAAAATTATTCGTTGATGAATTTATAAAGCTTGGCAATGCTTATCAAGCAGCACTTAATGCGGGGTATTCAAAAGCAACTGCAAAAGGGGCTTGTAAGTGGATAAACGAAGAAGAGAACCCTAAAAAACCCCCCGAAAAATCAAAATTCAAGCCCGAAGTCCGAAAAGCAATAGATGACCGCATGGCTGAAAAGGAATCTTCCCTTATAGCAGACCAAGATGAAGTGCTTAAATATTTGACTTCCGTTTTGCGTGGTGAATCACAATCAGAAGTGGTTGTTGTAGAAAACATTGGTGATTTTACAAGTGAAGCCCGCACGATGAAGAAAGCCCCGGATGAAAAAGAGCGCTTGAAGGCTGCAGAATTGCTTGGCAAACGTTATGGACTTTATAAAGACAAAGTTGATGTTGACGGTGCAATTCCTGTTGTGATTTCGGGAGCTGATGACCTTGAAGACTGATAAGCCCGTCAACAAAATAAGCCTTCCCAAAATCGTTGGTAAGGGCTACGGCACATTTTGGCGCTTCAAGGGTAGATATAGAGCCATCAAGGGTTCAAGACGTTCAAAGAAATCCAAAACAATGGCTTTGTGGACTATTTCAAAAATCATGGAATATCCTGAAGCCAATATGCTTGTTGTCCGTAAGGTTTACCGAACATTGAAGGATTCGTGCTTCACGGAACTTAAATGGGCAATCAAGCGCCTTAAAGTTGATGCATGGTGGGACATAAAAGAAAGCCCATTGGAAATGACATATAGACCCACAGGGCAAAAGATATATTTCAGGGGCTTGGATGACCCACTCAAAATCACATCAATTGCCGTTGAAGTCGGTGCTTTGTGTTGGATGTGGATTGAAGAAGCCTATGAAATCACAAGTGAAGCTGATTTTGATACACTTGCAGAATCCATGCTTGGTGACTTGCCTGAAGGCTTATTCAAACAGATAACCTTGACCTTTAACCCATGGAATGAAAAAACATGGATTAAGAAGAGATTCTTTGATGTTAAGGATGATGAAAACATTCTTGCATTGACAACCAACTACATGTGCAATGAATGGCTTTCCCCGGAAGATATAAAAGTCTTTGAGGAAATGAAAAGTCGAAATCCAAGGCGTTATGCGGTTGCAGGACTTGGACAATGGGGAATTGTAGATGGTCTTGTCTATGAGAATTGGCGGGAAGAAGCCTTTGACCATACAGATGAAGAATGGAAAAAGAAGAATCCTGACTTAACTTCTGCCTTTGGTCTTGACTTTGGTTATACAAATGACCCTACCACATTATTTTGTGGGCTGCTTGATAAGAAAAACAAGCGGCTTTTTGTATTTGATGAAATGTACAAAAAGGGGCTTTCAAATAAACGTATTGCAGAAGAGATTCAAGCAATGGGCTATGGTAAGGAACGCATCACGGCAGATTCCGCAGAGCCAAAGTCTATTGATGAATTGAAAAGCCTTGGTTTACGCACTAAAGGTGCAATGAAGGGCAAGGATAGCATCAAGAATGGCATTCAATGGATTCAAGACCTTGAAATCATTGTGCATCCCCGATGTGTAAACTTCATCACCGAAATAAGCAACTACACATGGGCAACAGACAAGTTTGGAAACAAGCTGAATGTTCCAATAGATGATTTCAACCATTTGATGGATGCCATGCGATATGCTCTTGAACAACATATCACGGGCAGCAAATGGCTTATATAAGAAAATAAACGTGCATCTTTTTGCCGAAAGCGCACGTTGCCGGGCATCATGCACAAAGCCTGCACAATCCATTTTTTTTGAGTACTTTTTTCAATGGTGCGTGTTGGGACTTCTCCTTTTCCCGGTGGCAATGCAGTGTTGTCCAGAAAGGCTTTGGCATTGATGCTTTTAATTAAATATAAACAATAGCCCTTGGACACTTCCGGGGCTTTTTACATATAGACGAGAAACACAGAAAGGAATGGTGAACATGGGGTGTTGACGAAAGAATTGACAGTCACCGACATTAAAAGAATTATAGATGATGATTATTCATCTGAAAGAAAGATAAAGGCAAGAGAGGGTCAAAGATATTATGAAGCCGAGCATGACATCTTAAAATGCCGCCTTTTCTATTTCAATAGTGATGGAAAGCTTGTTGAAGACCACACAAGAGCGAATGTCAAAATCAGTCATCCATTCTTCACAGAGCTTGCAGACCAGCTTGCACCATTCATTTTGTCTTTTGACGAAAATCCAATTCAGGCAAAGGAAAAGGTGGAAGGACTTCAAGACCACCTTGATGCATACTTTGATGATGAATTTTGGGCAGAAATATATGATTTAATCACAGGTGCTTATGTTAAGGGTTGGGATTATATCTATACCACCAAGAACACGGAAAACCGCCTTACATTCCAATATGCCGATTCGTTAGGCATTGTGGAAGTAAGGGAAAAAGACACAGATGCCCATTGTGAGTGCATCATATATTGGTATATTGACAGAATCGAGAAGGGCAGAAAAGAAATCAAGCGCATTCAGGTGTGGGACAAGGACAAAACCACCTACTATGTGCAGGAAGGTGATGGGGCAATCATCAAGGATAAGGATGCACCCGTCAATCCCCGTCCCCATGTGGTTTATACAGACCCGGCAACAGGAAAGAAAATGGGCTATGGGCTTGGCTATATTCCTTTCTTCCGTCTTGATAACTGCAAGAAGAGATTTAGCGGCTTAAAGCCTATTAAATCTATAATAGATGATTATGACCTTCATGCATGTTCTTTGTCGAACAATCTGAAGGACTTTGACACACCTTTACATGTTGTTTCAGGCTTCCAAGGTGACAATCTTGATGAACTGCAAATCAACTTAAAAACAAAGAAAATTGTTGGTGTTGATGAAGGCGGTGATGTTGAGGTCAGAACCGTTGACATCCCCTATGAAGCGAGAAAAACCAAGCTGGATATTGACGAAAAGAATATATATCGTTTTGGCATGGGATTCAACTCTTCACAGGTTGGTGATGGCAATGTCACAAACGTTGTAATTCGTTCAAGATATACTTTGCTTGAATTGAAGGCAGAGAAGCTTGAAAGACGTTTAAGAAAGCTTTTGAAGGGCATTATCAAAATCGTTCTTGCAGAGATAAATCAAGAGAATGACACAGATTTCAAGCTTTCGGACATCAAGCCCATAAGATTCCCGCATGACATCATCACTAATGAAACCGAGAACATTGCAAATGAAAAGATAAAAGCCGAAACCGAACAGATGAAGGTCAATACAATCCTTAACATTGCCGCCAATATAGGTGATGAACAAACCCTTCGTGCGCTTTGTGAAGTTATGGATTGGGACTTTGATGAATTGCAAGGTCAGGTTGAAAAGATGAAAACTGAAGGTGTTCAGGGCGCACAAAACACCTTGAATGGCATTGTCCTGGATGATGAAATGCCGGAAGAGCCAATTGACACTAACGAAGAAGACACCGAAGAATAAAGGGGTGATTCCCTATGAATAAAAGGCAAAAGTTAGTGCAGCAAGCCTTTCTTAATAATGAAGAAGAGGTTTTGAAGAACCTTGAAAGCATTTATAGTGAATCTTTGGCGGACATTGAGAAGAAGGCAAAGAAGCTTCAAGAAGAAATTGAAGAGCTTGACAAGCTTGCAAAGCTTTCTATCAGTGATGAAGAAAAGGAAGTGTTATTGTCAAGGAAGCGGTCAAAGGTATATCAAAAGCAATACCAAGAAGCCCTTAAAAAGCAAGTAAATGAAATCCTTGACAAAATGCACACCGAGGAATTCAAGACCGTTTCCGAATACCTTGATAAATGCTATGAAGAAGGCTTTGTTGGCACGATGTATGACCTTCAAGGGCAAGGGATTCCCCTTATTACACCTATTGACCAAGAATCAATGGTTAGAGCTATACAGCTTGATTCAAAGATAAGCAAAGGCTTGTATAAACGTTTGGGTGAAGATGTTTCAAGGCTAAAGAAAATGATTGCTTCTGATGTGTCAAGGGGCATATCAACGGGCATGACATTCAAGCAAATAGCGGGTCAATTAAAGGCAAAGACCAATATTGGCTATAATAATGCGGTTAGAATCGCACGAACTGAGGGGCATAGGATTCAATGTCAAGCAGGCATGGATGCTTGCTATAAGGCAAAGGAAAAAGGCGCAGACGTTGTGAAACAATGGGATGCAACCCTTGATTCAAGAACCCGTGAAAGCCATCAAGCGGTTGATGGTCAAATAAGGGAGCTTGATGAAAAGTTTTCTAATGGCTTAATGTTCCCCGGTGACCCTTCAGGTGGTGCAGCCGAAGTCATCAATTGCCGTTGTGCTTTGCTTCAAAGAGCAAGAAAGGCGCTTGATGAAGAAGAGCTTGAAGAGCTAAAGAAAAGGGCTGAATATTTTGGACTTGATAAGTCAGACACCTTTGAGGACTTCAAACAAAATTACATTGAAAAGTCAAACCTTTTGCCGTTGGATGAAACGGTGAAAATCACCAAAAAGGGTGGTGAAAAGACATATTCAAGTGTGAATCGTGATTTTGTCAATTCAAAAGAATATCATGATAAGTTTGAGGGTCTAACAAAACACAAAGCTGTCAATGAATCGATTTACAAAGAATCCATGCGAATGTTGGAACACAGGGATGGAACACCATTTGAAGATATGGTGCTTGTGGATGCAAGAACGGGAAAATTCATTGTTGGCAATATGGATTCCAAAGTTGTAGGGCGAACAGGGTTGACGAAAAAGCAATTTTCAACACTTTCCAAGCACAAAGGGGATGCAATAATTGTTCACAATCACCCTAATAGTAGCCGTATTTCCTACAAAGATATTTTGACCATGTATAAGAACAACAACATTTCCGCTATTGTTGCAGCCGGGCATGATGGTTCAATTCAAATGGTTTCTGAATTGAATAGAAAAATTCCTATTGACAAATTGTGGGAAAAGGTGTATAATGACAATGTAAGTGTATATGGTGACAAGAAACTTGCTGAACATAAAGCACTAACAACATTATATGACTTAGGAATTTTCAAAGTAGAAAGTAGGTGAAATCATGGGAAATGAAGAATTGTTTTTGGTCATGGATGATACCATAGACGTTGGCAAAGAACCTTTGCCTTTCAAAGATGAACAAGAAAAAGAATCCTATGACGCACTGCTTTTGAAATATAAAAAAGAGTTTGGAATATAAAGCACCCTTAAAAATGGGTGCTTTTTTCATACAAAAAATAAAGGGCTGACCGCAAATCAGTCCTTTTTCTATGCCAAAAATAACATAGAGAGGTAAAAACCAATGACTACAATACATGCAAAAGTGCAAGACCAAGTGCTTACGGCAACGATATTGCCCAAAGTGGCTTGCAATAATAAGAAATCGGTCAAATTGTGCATTGAATGGGCTGCTTCTGATACAACATGGGATGAATATCCCGTCCTCAATGCGCTCTTCTACACAGACAAAGACCCCACTGTTTATCCTGTAATGGTGGATGCGTACAGTGAATGCATAATACCCCATGAAGTGCTTGCAGAAGCGGGTTATTTATTCATAACGTTGCAGGGCATAAATTCAAGCACAGGAAAGGTGAAGTCAACCACCCCTATCAAATATAAAATATTGCCCGGAACGCCTTCCTTGGTTGTTTCTGACCCTTCACCAAGTGTTTATGAGCAGCTTGCCACAAAGAACAAGGTGCTTGAAGCAAGGATGGACACCATTGAAACGGGGTCAACCGTTGAAGGTTCTGAAGTCATGGGCATTCGTACAGGATATGATGGCACTAAATATGATTCGGCGGGTACGGCGGTACAAAGTCAGGTTGCGGAAATGAATGCAAAAGCAATGAAAAATGCAGTATCTATTGCAAAAAACCGTGCTTTTGACTATGACAATTTAGATATTTTTGAATCCGTGGGCTACCTTCAAGCAGATGGCTCACTTTACACCACCGAAACAGGCTATCATTGCAAATATACTCAAAAAATACCTTGTGTAGAAGGTGATGTGTTCCGTTATGAAGGCGTTGGTGAATTCAATGCAGTGTCCTATATTTTCTACTATGGTAATAATATCGTTTCCACAGGGCAGATGTGGGCATTAAATACGATGAGCCCCAAGACAGTCACAGTCCCAGCAAATGTGAATGGCGTTGTTTTTTCGTCTTATGCCCGCACCGGAAGTGAAGTGGTTCTTAATGTAACCCATTATCTTTCCTCGATTTATCAGCAGCTTTCGGGACTTACAAAACAGGCAATTTCAAATTCTAACATGGTTGTTGATGCGCTTCTGGGGCTTATTTCAGCCAAAGACACCGAAGAAATGACACCGACATGGACAGATAATTATTACTGTGGTTATGACGGTAAAATCGTTGAGTATGAAAGCATCAGGATGGGTAAAATTTCTGTGTCTCCCGGTGAGATTATAACCATCAACGGTGCTGTCTGGTCTTCGGTAGCATTGTATGCCTTCTGTGACAGAGCTAATAGACTTGTCAACGGCTACCCATCTGCAAACCTCCCCGGAGAAGCGGAAAACGCAACCGCCACAGTGGTTGTTCCTGAAGATGCGGCGTACTTGTATATCAACGATATAACGCAAAAGAAAACCACCGTAAATGCACCGAGTGTGACCAAAATTAAAACTTATCAAAGAAATGCCCACAATATTCTTGATGGGAAAGTTTATGTTGCGGTTGGTGACTCGTACACTGAAGGTGATTTCAGTGGGTGGAGTGACGAAAATGGTCTTTCCGGCACGAATAGCCCTGTTATTTATGATTCCGTGCGTGGTATGTATAAAACATACCCTTGGTGGATTGCAGAGCGAAACAACATGAAATTGCACAACTGTGGAAAATGTGGTTCTATTGTTGCACTTGATAAAGATTATGTTGAGGGTGTTTCGGGTGTTAAGATTTCATCCCGTGAGCCATTTTCTTATATGCGTTACAAAGAATTGCCCGATGTCATTGATTATATGACATTTTGGTTTGGCATCAATGATGCTTCACACACAAATTTGGGTAATATTAACGATAATGACAACACAACCTTTTACGGTGCATGGAATGTTGTTCTTCCTTATCTTATTGAAAAATATCCACTTTGCAAAATGGGCTTTATTGTTACAACAGGGGCAACATCAGCTTATAGAAAAGCTATTCGTGATATTGCCATTAAGTGGGGCATTCCTTATCTTGATTTAACGGGGGATTCATCTGTTCCAATGATGAATGGAAGAGAATCCACAGTGGAAGTGTGCAATGAAGCAGTGCGATTAAGAAAGGCGGCATTCATGCTGTCTAATGGACACTTTAATGTGCAAGGGCATGAATATGAATCCACATTTATAGAAAACTTTTTACGTAGTTTGTAAGGTGAAAGGGGATATATATGGCACATTTACACAGTATATATGACACCGATTCGCATTTTTCCATCAATCCAATATCAAGAGCAATCAAGAATGAATCACCCAAGAAAACAACGTTAATGCAGCTTGACCACAATTCGGAGCGCTTCACATTTGAAGTCCCCAGACATATTGAGGGGCATGACATGCTTGAATGCAACCGGGTTGAAATCCACTACATCAATATTTCATCGGCAAATAAGTCCGAGCAGAGCAAAGACGTTTATTTTGCCGATGATGTACAAATAAGCCCGGATGATGAATTTGTCATCTTCTCTTGGCTTATATCGGGCAATGCTACCAAATACGCAGGCATTCTTTCATTCCTCATCAAATTCAAGTGCTTGACGGGTGAAACCATAGACTATGCTTGGAACACGGCTATTCATAGCGGAATAGCCGTTGGTGAAGGCATGAACAATGGTGAAGCTGTCATTGAAACATATAGTGATGCCCTTGAAGCGTGGAAGGCTGAAATCTTCGCAGAGATTGAAGCGGAGATGTCAAGCATTGAAACGGGCTGGGATTTGGTTATCACTGCCGAAAAGTTGAAAGATACAACGATAAATGACCTTCTTGCAACCGCAAGCGGTAGGGTATTTGTAAAGGCTATTGACAACATCGCAACGATAAATGTACGGAAGGAAATCAAACTCATTGAATTTGCACCCTCTGTTGTATTTAACGGTAATGTAGATATTATCGGTAGTGATGATGCAGACACTTATTATAAAGACGATTGCCAAATAATACGAGGAGCAAGAAATAGCGAAACTTCACCGAGCGAAACATTGGAAAGTAAAACTCCGAGAATAAAGAATTTCAAGGGCGGTGTCGAACATTGTCACGGTGAGGGGTGGTTCTTTGAGGACTGCAACAACATCGAGCATTGCACTTACCTCGGTATTAACAACTGTAAAAATATAAGTCATTGTAATGTCGGTAAAGGTTATGGATATTTTGGAGGTAATATATATATAGAGAATAGTTCCGATATTGAAGATTTATATATTACCGACGAAACTATGGGTGGTTGGAAATTTAAAAATTGCAAGTTTATTCGTGATATTATGGTCGGTGGTTATTGCGCTTTTGAAGGTTGTGACTATATAGCTAACATATATAATAAGACGAATGGCTCTGCCCGTATATATTACACTAATTGTAATCATGTTAACCCTCATACTTGCGACGGCTTCCTCACCGATGAGGATGTCGGCAAGGTTCAGGCACTTACAAAAGATGGCTCGTTCGTCACAATACCTAACGCAGAGGGGGTTAGCTTCTGATGAGTAATTATTTAATTCAAGGCGAAACCCTCACCGCAATAGCGGACAAGGTAAGAAGCAAGCTTGGAGATACTGAGCTTATCACTCCCGAGGATATGCCGGCTGCGGTAGACGAGGTTTACGAAAAGGGAAAGAAAGCCGAATATGATAGGTTTTGGGATGCGTTTCAAAAGAACGGAATAATAACAAGCTATCCGAATGCTTTTGCTTATGACCGTTGGACTGACGAATGCTATAACCCTAAATATCCTATCTTGTCAAACGGCTGTAATCAGTTATTTTATAACAATACAAAAATAACCGATACAAAGGTAGAAATAGATGTCACAAATGCTTCACAGGCTTTTTATCTATTTCAAGGATGCAAAAACCTTGTAACAATACGCAAATTAAAAGTTGCATCCTCACAAGGTTGGACTAATATGTTTGCTGGTTGTACTTCTTTAGAGAATATCACTATTGAGGGAACTATTAGTAAAAACTTCGACATATCTTCCGCAACCAAGTTGTCAAAGGCGAGTATCACTAATATATTCAATTGCCTATCTACTACTACAAGCGGACTTACTGTTACGTTTTCAGCAGAAGCAATTAACAACGCACTTACATCAGCCGAGTGGGATGACTTCATTTATAGTCACCCCAATTGGAATATTGCAACCATAGCGGAGGACTGATATGGAACGAATTAAAATAACCGCAAGCGAAGGTATGATTTATACTAACGGTGAGGTATACGGCAAGACCATTTACCTTGCCGAAGGTGTTAGCGCAGATGCCTTTTGGGAAATACCGATAGCTGACTATGAAGCAATACAAGCCAAAGAAGCCGAGAACATTATAATTTAATAATTACGCACATCCATTCCGGGTGTGCGTTTTTATATGCCCGAAACCGTCAGGGCGCTTATAAAAAGGCGGGAATTTTGTCCTGAGCAAGACAATTAAAAGGCTTGCGGCAGTGGTGACACCACAATTAAAAACAATGCCGAGGGGGAAAATTTATGGATTTTCTTAAAGCAATCTTGGGTGATGAGCTTTTTGCACAGGTTGCAGAAAAAATCAATGCCCACAACGGAAATGAAGCCAACAAAGACAAGCAAATCAAGATTGGCAATCTTGCAAGCGGTGAATATGTCGGCAAAGGAAAGCATGAAGCATTGCAGGCGCTTTTTGATGGACAGAAAACCGAGCTTGAAACCGCCAATGGCTTGATTGCAGAGCTTAAAAAAGGCACAAAGGGCAATGAAGAGCTTCAGGGCAAAATCACCAATTATGAAACGGTGACGATTCCCGGACTTCAGAAGCAGCTTGCCGAAACAAAAGCCAATGGTGCTTTGAAAGTGGCTCTTCTTTCCGAAAAGGCGCTTGACATTGACTATCTGACATTCAAGCTCAATGAAAAGCTAAAAGCCGAGGGCAAGACCCTTGAACTTGACGAAAATGAAAACATCAAAGGCTGGGATGACCTTCTTTCCGGGCTGAAAACACAATGTCCAAAGATGTTTGAATCAGCAACCGGGGGTGGAATTGACCCCAATCCACTACCTGTGGGAGAACCCGGCAACACAGAACCGCAGACACTTGCGGATGCAATTCGTATGGACTACGAAAATAAATAATTTTATAAGAAAGGTTGAATTATTATGCCTATCACTTTGAATGAAATGAGAGTCGGCATGACCGACAAAATCAGTCAGAAGGTTGTTGACACCTTCATTCGCAAATCCGAGATTCTTGAACTTCTTCCCTTTGATAACAGTGTGGCACCCAATGGCGGTGGCAGCACTCTTATTTATGGTTATACGCAGAAGAAGCTTCCTTCCGCTACCGCATTCCGTGCAATCAATTCCGAGTATGCAGCAAGTCAGGCATCCGTTGAGAAGAAGACCGTTGAACTTAAAGTTTTTGGCGGTGCATTTGAGATTGACCGTGTTATCAAGCAGGCAGAAGGCATGTTCAACAACATGGCATTCCAGCTTGAAGAGAAAATCACGTCTGCAATCGGCACTTTCCACAACGCAATGATAAACGGTGATGCAACCGTTGATGCAAATTCCTTTGATGGTCTTGACAAATTCCTTGTTGGTCAGTCCACCGAGTTTGGCACGGAAGAGGTTATTGACCTTTCCAATATGGCAAAGGTAAAAGAGAATGCTGACGTATTCTATGAAGCACTTCTGAAGCTTATCAACACCACCGGCGCAGATGCAATCATGGTCAACAATTCCATGAAGACCAAGATTCAGACCGTTGCCCGCATCCTTGGCTACAAGACCGATACCGAAGAAGCATTCGGCAGAACCATCACCACCATTGACAAGGTAAGAATAATTGACCTTGGCAACGTTGTGACCACTTCCGGCGAGGGTGATGAAGCCGTTGCAGTTGAAACGCCTATCATCGGCACGAAGGCAAGAGAGGTTGCAGGCGCATCCAATACGGGTCTGACTGACATCTTTGCTGTTAAGTTTGGTGTTGAAGATGGCTTCCATGGTGTAACCCTTACGGGTTCAAATGCAATTTCTCATTACCTTCCTGACTTCAAGCAGCCCGGTGCTGTTAAGAAGGGTGAAGTTGAGATGGTTGCATGCGTTGCACTCAAAAATGTAAAGGCGGCAGGCGTCCTTCGTAACGTTAAGATTCTTTAATTTGAAAGGATGAATTGACAATGGCAAATAAGAAGAAAACCGAAGCAACCGAAAAGGTTTACATCGTTGAAGCACCTGTGAAGAATTTTTGCGGTGTTGGTGCGGCGGGTGTTCAGTTTGCTTATGGCAAGGCTGAAGTCCGTGAAGGTTGGGTTCTTAACTGGTTTAAGGAACACGGCTACAAGGTAACGGAAAAGCCCGCAGAGGTTGCGGACACTGCATCGGCAGACTAAAGAAGGCGGTGACCCCTGATGATAATATCTGTTGAACAGGCGAAAACCCTGATTGATTTAGATGGATGGACTGATGCGAAAATTGAAATGAAGCTGAAGTCCATTGAACAGACCATCAGGGCTTACACAAATAATAATTTCCAGAACCGTGGATGTAGAATTCAGGCTTCAATCACCAATGGTGAAATAAAGTCTGAAGATGCAATTCCTTTTGCTATCGGTGACACCGTGCAAATCAGTGAATCACGGATGAATGGTGGGTTATATACGATTTGGGCAATAGATGACACAACTTTCACGGTTAGTGAGGATATAAAAGACGAAGATGCCGTTCTTATTACCAAAATCGCATACCCTGCCGATGTTGTTGATTGTTGCTTGAATCTTCTTGAATGGTCAAAGAATTACGGGGGAAAGGTCGGAATCAAGTCCGAAACCCTTTCCCGTCATTCTGTGACCTATGAGGATAGCGCAACACTATTCATGGGATTCCCCGTGGGCATCTTGAAAGGGTTAAAAAGCCTTTACAACAAAGTGAGGTTTTAACATGGCAAGAATAGGCGGCAACATCAATGGCATTATCCAAACCAACACCACAGAGAAGAATGAAATTGGCGAAGCCGTGAAGGTGTGGTCAGATGCATTCACTTTGTGTGGTTGGTTGGGATTGCAGTCTGGTGATAGCAAATACACCAATTTCAATGCAAAACTTGAAGAATCAACCCATGTCTTTCTTTGTGACTATCATGAAAGAGCTTATGCCCTTGCAAGCCAAGACACAAGAATGATAATCAAGGGCTTCGTTTATGACGTGCTTTTGATTGACAATCCTGATGAAATGAATGCACAGCTTGAAATCTACCTTCGCAAAGTGGGTGCATGGAATGGCTAATGTCATTTTTGAGGACAACACAATCAAGCTTCAAGAAGCCATGAGTGAGCGAATTGAAGCTGCTCTTGAAGAAGCGGCAGGCGAGCTTGAATCACAAGTCAAGCGCAACACAAGAGTTGACACAGGACAAACAAAGAACAGTTGGCAGCACAATGTCACCGGGTCAATGATGGCAGGGCAACACATTGCCACCGTTGGTTCACCTTTGGAAAATGCAATTTGGGAAGAGTTTGGAACGGGTGAATATGCTCTTGCGGGTGATGGCAGAAAAGATGGTTGGAGCTATCGAGATGAAGAAGGTGTTTGGCATCATACCATGGGTAAGAAGCCAAGCCGTGCGCTTCATAATGCCGTAACATCAAAAAAAGCCAAGTTGGTTCAAATGATTGCGGACAAATTACAAGGATTGTGACGGTATGGAAAAACTAAAATTTATCAATGGGCAGATGGTGAAAATCGGCATTCCCTATGAATTTGGGGAATGGTCATCTGCCATCAAATATCCTTATTATGTTGGGGAAATAACCGAAGACCCCATCACAACAGAAGATGGGCTTGAAGAATCCACAATGATTGTCACGGGATTCCACCGGGGCAAACGTATTGACCTTGAAAAAGACAAAGAGAAAATCAAAGAACATTTTGACCCTATCTATGGCTTACGAGGGGAAACGGAAAAAGGCGCAATCATAGTGTTTTATGATGGCGCTTTTTATATTCCATCGGGTGAAGCAAGTCTTCTGAAAATACAAATCAATCTAAAAATCAAAGAATGGAAAGGGGCTTAAACTATGGTAATAGGAAAGCACGGAGTAACAACCACCACACCTGAAAACATTGCTTTCGGTGCGGGTACGTACCACAAGAATTTTAAGTGGAATTCTACGGAAAAGAAGTGGGAAGGCGCTTGTGTTGGTGCAACGTCGGGCGGTGGAAAACTTTCAATCAAAGGTGAATACATCCCTATTGAGCTTGATGGCGCTCTTGTCCCCGTTAAAGGCTTGACCGTTAAACAGGGTGGAACAGCAAGCATGGAAATCAACATGGCGGAATTGTCCGGGGACAACCTGAAGATGACCACCAACTTCAAGAAGGCTGACACAAGTGATGTAGAGGGATATGACCTTTACACCGACAAAGCAGAGCTTGACGAAGGTGATTATGTTGAGAACTTCGCCTTTGTAGGAAGAACCGCAAAGGGCAAGAATATCATCGTTATTTTTGAATATGCGCTTTGCACTGAAGCATTTGAACTTGAACCCAAGAACAAGGAAAATGCAGTGCTTAAGGCAACACTTAATGCTTATGCAGAAAACGGCGGTGACCTTGATACACTTCCCGTTAAGATTTACTATCCCACCGCTACCACCTAATAACTAAACAAATAGAAAAGGAGTTTATTGAACAATGATTGAAATGAATGAAAAGATAAATGAAATCGAAGAAACCGAGGAAATCAAAGAAGTAAAGCCTTATAAATTCAGAAGGCTTTGTGCGGAAGATATTTTCCCCATGTTTACCATCATCAGCAAAATTGGCATCAAGGAATTTAAGAAGGTATTTGGTGACAATGATGACTTTAAGAAGCTTATAGGCAATACATTCAAAAAGAATGTTGAAAATGCCAATGCCGAAACCGATAATGCCGAAACCGATAATGCCGAAACCGACATCATTGAATCAGGTCTTTCTATTGCCTTTGATGTTGCTGGTGTTGTCACAGAAAATCTTCCCAAATGCGAAAATGAAATTTTCAAGCTTCTTGCGCAGACTTCCAACCTTAATGAAAAAGCAATCAGAAAAATGGACTTTGCTTCATTCTTCATGATGATTGTTGACTTCATCAAGAAAGAGGAATTCAAGGATTTTATCAAGGCTGTTTCAAAATTGTTCAAATAAATGACTTTCGTTTTATGGATTGGCTATTCAAAAGATATGCCAATCCATTTCCTTTTATAAACGGAATGATTTTGACAGGACGTTTTTCTGATTTCGTTGATAACTTTGCCCAAACTGTGAGGGATGAAAGAGAAGAGCAAACAAGCTGGGAATTTTACCTTCACAAAGTGATGGAAGGCTCTTTTGTTGACTTCCGTGAAGGCATGAAGGTTGAAGCATCACACAAAGAAATGTCCGAAAAAGCAATTGAAACAGCCATAAATGATTCCGTAAATATTTTGAACAACTTCAACCCGGAAAGGGGTGAGGAAAATAGACCAATTCAAAATTAAAGCATCTGTTGAAGTAAATACAACGGATGCAACAGAACAACTTGATGACTTAAGTGACAAGGCGAAAGGGACAAGTCAAGACCTTGGCAACCTTGGAAATGAGGGTCAAAAAAGCAGTGGTAAGCTTGGGAAATTCTTTTCTTCCTTTGCTTCGGGAGCTGCAAGGGTTGCAAAGTGGACTGCCGCAGGAATAGGTGTGG